GGCGATCTCCCGCTCCGTGTCGGCCAGCGAGACGCGGATCTTGCGCAGCCGCTCGGCGTTGGCGATCTGGGCGTTGTCGAACGCGGAGGTGATCCCGCCGGACACGCCGCCCGTGCCGCCGGAGGCAGCCGCGGCGCTGGCCTGCTGGAACTCCAGGCGAGCTCGGATGATCTCGTCGTTGACCTTGGAGAGCGATTCGGCCAGCTCGTTGATCGGCTTGTCGGCCGTGGACACGAACGTGGTCGCGGCAGCCGCGGCATCTTCGGCCGCCTTCTGCGGGTCGAAGCCCGGGACGAATCCCTCGCCTTGCGCGTTGGCACCGGCACGGGCGCCGACGGTCGCGGCGATCTCGTCCTGGATGGCCTTGACCTTGGCGTCGGTCTGCGCCTTGATGTCGTCCAGCTCCAGCTTGTTTCGTGCGGCGCGCGCCTGGCGGTCCTTCTTAGCCTGCTGCTCGATCTCGAACGCGCGGTCCTTGAGTGCCTGAGCTTCCACATCGTCGAAGAAGAACTCGTTGACCGCAGCACGAGCGCGCAGCGCCCCCGCCTTGGTGTTGGCGATGATCGAGTCGATAGCGCTACCGAAGAAGTTGCTGATCGCCTGCGCGGCCGTCTGGATCGCGCCGACGAACTCGAACCACGCGCCGAGCAAGCCCAGCGAGATCAGCTCGATGGTGTCCTTGATGTTGAGATTCACCCCGAAGATTTTTTCGAGGACGAACTCCAGAGCTTTGGCGATCGCAGCGAACGCGGCCACCAAGATGGCGGGGCCTTTCACCGCGGCGAGGAGCTTGGCGTTGATCTTGCCGAGCAGCGCGTTGGCGATGAGCAGGCGCGTTCCCCACTTGCCGAACTCGCGGCCCGCGTTGCCCGACTGGTCGCCGGTCAGGCCGACCTGCTCGCGCACGAAGGTGATGATGTTCAGGATGTCGGAGAAGAGCCCGACGATCACCTCGGCTGCGCCGATGATGACCTGGAGCCCGGTGCCGACGGCGCCGACCGCAGTCTGGAGTCCCCCGACTCCGATGCGCTCGGCCATCTCACGCGCCGTTACGACACCGGCACGCAGCGCCTCGAAGATCGAGCGGAAAGCCGACACAACATCCGGGTTCGGCTTGATGTTCCCAAGCTCGTCCCGGATGGTGAGCAAGTTGTCGAACAGGTCGTTGCCGAGGTCGATCAGCTCGTCGAACAGCGGCCTGGCGGCGTTGCCCAGGATCTCCTGCACGATGCCCTTGATGAGCGTCGAGATGCCGGAGAAGGTCTCGCGCGCCTGGCGCTGCGCCGCCTCGGCGAAGCCAGAGAAGCGCTCTTCCAGGAACGTGAACAGCTCGCCGGTCTCCTTGAGACGACGCACGTCCTCGTTGCTGATCCCGAGCGCAGTCGCGATGCGGGTCGTGCGCGCCTGGATGGTGCCGCTCAGGAGCGAGCGCACTTCCTCGGCGAGCTGGTTCTGAGGCACGCCCAACGCGGACGCGGCCTGCGAGATGTCCACGGTGAGCTGGCGCACCTCGTCGAGGTTCAGGCCCGCGGCAAGGCCGGGACCGACCGAGACCTGGAAGGTGTCGAGCAGCTCTTGGAACGTGGCGACGGTCTTGAGGCTGTCCTGCCGCAGCTTGGCGGTCTGCTCGCGCGCGATGCCGAGCGCGAGGTTCAGCTCCTCGGTGGCGGACACCGACTCGCCCTGCGCGTTGCGCACGTCGCCCAGTGTGGCGACGAGGCCCGCGATGCCGAGCTGCGACACCGCGATGGTGTCGTTGAACTTGACGCCCTCGGCCACGAGGTCTTGGAACGCCTGCACACCACGACGCGCGAGCGTGAAGATCGCGAGCGTGCCCACCAATCGACGGAAGGTGAAAAACAGGTTGTTCGCGGCGCTCGCCGAGCCGGTCAGCGACTTCTCCAGTTGCTTCGCGCGCCGGAGCGACGCCTGGCCGCCGATGATGTCGCCGCCCGCGCGCTGCGACGCAGCGCTCGCGCGCAGCAGGGCGATCTGCTTGAGCACGACTTGCTGCCGGAACAGCTCGTCGTTCAGGCGCTTGTTCGCCTGGAAGTCCACGTTGGCCGCGTTCGCGGCGTTGCGGTCGGCAGCGGTCTTGCGCTCGGCGGCCCGAAGGCGAGCCTGCTCGCGCTTGAGGTCTGCGTTCTGCGCGTTGCGCAGCGCGATGGCCGTGCGCTCGCGCGCGCGCTGCGCCTTGGAGGCCAGGTCGATCTCGCGGGCCAGCTTGCGGTTGGCCTCGGCCGCAGCCTTGGCGGCCTTCTCCTCGTCGGTCAGCGGCTTCTGGGCCGACTTGGTGGACGCGGCGAGAGCCTTCTGTGCGTTCGACAGCTCGCGCGTGGCCTTGGCCTGCGCACGGATGTCGGCCGCGGCGGACTTGTTCCCCTTGACGACCTTCTGGAAGTCCCGAAATTCCTTCTTCGACGCGCGCAGTTCCGAGCGGAACTTCGCCGTCGTCTTCGAGAACTCATCTCGGACCCGGATGGGGTACGAGAGGCCACCGCGATCGACCATGGTTAGATGCTCCCGATGTCCTTGAGGAAGTCCTCAGCGGACCCCATCGCTTCGCGGTGGATGTCCACCGACTTCATGAGCGCCTTCACGTACTCCCGGATCGACTTCTCCGTGCCCTGGCCGCCGTGCGCCATGTCGTAGATGGCGGACACGCGCTGTCGGACACGTTGTTCGTTGATCGAGGTCATGAGGCTGTTGAATTGCAGTACGTCGAGCTGGTCGAGGAAGTTGGTCGAGAAGCCGTGCCCTACTGCTGCGACGTAGGCGTCTTGGAGGGCTCGCCACTGGTCGGGTCCGTCTTCTCCGAGTTGGAGTCGGCGAGTCCCTCGATCTTCGCCTTGACCAGCCCGACCAGGGACTCCCCCGCTTCGCCGAAGACCGTGGCGTTGGCCTTCATCCAGCCGCGGAACAGTTCGACGAGCTGGGGCATGTCGAGGCCCTCGTAGCTCGATTCCTCGCCGTCCTCGTCGCCGTACAGGAACGCCCCGACCTCGCGGGCCGGGCGGTCGCGCACGTACTCGAACTCGTCGCGCAGGCTGTCCATGAACAGCCGCCCGAGCAGGATCATCGAGCGCGAGTCGGCGAGGGTGCCGAGGATGGTCTCGATCGCTTCGTTGCGCTCCCGGAGACGGTGCTTCGCCATCTCGATGTCGATGGACTGCGTGGTGATGTCCTCCATGAAGAAGTCACCGTCGTGCTGCCGCTTGACGTTCGAGCCCGCGTCGCGGGACTGGTCGGCGAAGAGGGTGTTGATCGCCTTGGCGATCGGGCCGGAGAGGTCACGGGCTTCCGTCAGGAGGCCCATGCGGTTCGGGTAGAAGCGGAACTCCTGACCGTTGACCGTGTGCTTGATGCTCCGCTTGTCGCGGAAGGTGAATCGCTTGCGCCAGCTCATGTCGTCATCTGCCTTGATGTTCGAGTCGAAGGGTGTGGCCCGGGGCCGAAGCCCCGGGCCGGAAGTGCCTCAGTCGCAGGACTACGCCTGCTGATCGTAGCTGCGGACGGTGAGCACCTGGCTCGTGTCCGTCACGGCCGAGTTGACCTCGGCCACGCCCGTGAACGACGCGACCTGGATGTCGTCGCCGATCAGCGGGAGGTCGCCGTCCGAGGACAGCGAGACCTTGTGGAACAGGTACTCGGTCTTGTTGCCCTGGTCGCAGGCGTTGACCTGGATGAACAGGAGCGCGCCCGTCACGTCGGCGACGGTGAGGGCGTTGACCTGATCGAGGTCTTGCGGGGTCGAGGCGCCGGCCGTGATGTTCCAGCCCACCGTATCGCCGTCAGCGACGAGGATCGAGCCGGGCAGGAAGCGGATCAGGCCCATCTCGGCGTCCACCTCGAAGTCGGTGCCGAGGACGAGCACCTGCGGGGTGCCCGCCGGATCCTCCTCGACGACGTAGGTGATGCCAGCGGCACCGAGATCGTAAACCCGCTCGCCGTTGTCGTCCTTGAGCTGGTACCAGTTCCCGAGCTTGACCGAGGAGCTGATGAGGGCATCCTCGGCGTCGGTCCAGGTGGTGTCGTGCGGGTTGTCGTACGACTCCGTGGAACCCGCGAAGAAGTCCGCGAGGTTCTGGAAGTTCATCTCGTCGAGCTGGAACGAGACGCCGACCTCCTGCGAGATCGTGCAGCGCTTGTCGGTGAACTTGAGCTGCGTGCGGCTCGACTGGTGACGCACGTCTTCCGCGCTCACCGTGATGTTGAACTCGGGCGCGTTGCCGAGATCGCGGAAGCCGTCCGCGTCGGGCAGACCGGCGGCGGTCAGCTTGGCGAGGCGCACGATTCCACGCCCGAGAGTGTAGTCCCGGGTGTTCGGGGCGCCGGTCGTGTTCAGTCCGGGCATGTTGGTGTCTCCGTTGAAGGAAAGGGGTCAGTAGCTACTGCTGGCACAGCTCGGCCACGATTCGGTACGTGACTTCCGTGCCATTCGACGCCCCGCCACGCGGCGGGTGTTCGTAAGCGGACTCCTCCAGCAGCAACCGCACCGCGAGCGGGCGATCGTCCGAAGGGTCCTGTGCGATGAAGAGAGGGGCGCGCAGCAGCGAGTCCTCGAACTGCTGCACCATGGCTTCGGTGTCGAAGCGGATGATGAGGAGCCACGCCCAGCCCTGGCGCTCCTGGCGGAACTCACGGCCGTAGCTCTCGTCGATGCCGAAGGCACCTCGGATCTCGTTGGCTTCGACCGAGCGAGGCACGATCGGATCACCCTGCACCAGCAGCGACGGGAACGCCTTGGTGTAGGTCGCCTCGTTGAACGAGCCGCGAACAGCGGCCGTCACGAGCAGGTTGTGGATGGCTTCGCGATAGGCCACGGGCTAGTCCTCGGGGCAGGGCGGCACGATGCCGGTCGGACGCTTGAGGGACATGCCGACGCGCGGCGTGTTGGCGGGGAACTGGGTCTGACGATCCGGCGTGCCGTCGTAGACCTGGATCTCCTGGCACTCGTCGGTGTCGTTCGCGGCCAGGATGAGGAGGTTCTCCTTGATCTTGTTCTGGCAGGCGAGGATCTCGGCCTCGGCGTCAAGGACGCCTTTCTCGCGCAGCGGAGCCTCGGTGTTCCAACGCTCGTTCACGTCGCCACTGGCGTCCATGAACGTGGTGGGGAGGTGGACCAGGAGATAGCAGCGCACCATCATGACCTCGGTCAAGCTGGCGAGCGCGCGAAGGATCCCGGCCTCCGTGGTGGGCGTCTCGGAGAAGGGGGTCGCGAGGATGGCCGCGACCCGGATCTCGCCGAGCGCGATGTAGAACTGCACGCGCGCGTCGAGGATCGCCTGGTCGATGATCGCTTCCGTATCGGTCGCGCTCGCGGGCACGGACGACAGACGGAGCTTCGACTTGAGGGTCGCCTCGTCGGTGACGAAAAGGGGTGCGGCCATGGCTCAGGATCTCCTACTACTCGGCGTCTTCGACGGGCGCCTGCGCCTTGGCGCGGGCGGCTTCGAGCCCGGCCTGCGCGCGGGCGGACAGCTCGCTGGCGCTGGACTGCATGGCGCGCGAGCCGTCTTGGCTCTGCTCCAGCTTGTTCAGCGCGAGCGCGACGGGGCGCGAGCGGTCGTTGACCGGCGCGATCGTCTGCGCGTACTTCGGGTCCCAGCCCGAGGTCAGGAGCCTCACGGCGTCCTGCTCGGCCTCCAGCGTGTCCGTGTCGAATCCCGGGTCGATCTCCAGGATCATGATGACCAGATCCTCCATGGTCTTGCCGACCAAGGTGACGGGATCGACGCGGAACGGGTTGGCGGTGCGGACGCGCTCGGACTCTTCGATCTGGGCCTCGGTCACGTCGGCGCGCTCGATGCGGCCTTCGCGGAGCCAGCTCAGGATGTCCCTGTCGTCGAACATGCCGCGCGGCAGCAGGTCGCCCTGCGGGAGGAGCCCGTTGGCCCCTGCGGCGTTGCTCTCCATCTTCGATCGCGGGATGCGGATGGAGCCTCGGACGATGCGGTAGGACTGCTCTTGGATCTTGTCGCTCACGGGTGCCTCCTATGGCGTTCGGCGAGATTGCCGAAGGTGTACGGGGTTCGGCTGTGGAGGAGAACCAGGGGTGGGCCAGCCGAGGCACCCGCCCCTGGTGTTGGTGTCCGTCAGGACTACGCGAGCACCTGAACGCTGACCATGGCGTTCGGGCGGCGCGGCACGCACATCGGGTTCGACTCGATCAGCAGCATGCGGGCGGACGGGTCCTCCTCCTCCCAGCTCTTCGAGAAGCGCTTGGACTGCATGACCTTGCCCGCGCCGATCGCCTTCATGTCCTCGATCGCGCCGTAGTACGTGACGAACTGCGCCGACGGCGTGGCCGCGACGAACTCCGCGTACTTCGGACGGATGAGGTCGGTGGCGACGCCGTTCACGTCCACCTGACGACCGTAGCGCCACACGCGGATGCCGTGGACGAACGTGCCCAGGAAGAGCGCGCCCGACTCGGCGATCTGCTGCGTGAGGTCGATGGTGCCGGTGCTCATGCGCCGGAGGTCCAGGAGGGTGGACAGCTCGCCGCTGGCGTCCTCCAGGAAGGCGTCCGCGGCCTCGGTGCCGAGGATCACGTCGGTGACGTTGAGGCTCACCGCGTCGGACACGAGCTGCGCAGCGTCGAGGAAGTCCTTGCGCTTCTTGCTCGTGGACTCGTTCCAGCGGTCGCCGGAGCCCAGGGCGTAGTCCTGGTTCGACGCACGAGGGAACGTGATGGAGAAGCTCGCCTCGTCCTTGGACGAGTAGCTGACGGCACCACGAAGGGCCAAGCAGGCGAGGAACTCCTCGGAGTTGCTGATGTCGTCACCGAGCATCGACAGCTCGGAGGCCATGTACTCGCGCATGGCGCGCTGCATGCCCTGGGCACCCGGGAAGATGACCGAGCCCGGGCGCCGCTTCTCCAGCAGCTCGCTCGGGGTCATCGGCCGCTTCACGCGGATGTGCGGGGGCATGATGACGCGGAACGACTCGTCGCGCCCGGTCGTCATGATGGCGGCGCCGTTGCGCTGGACGAACGGAGCGATCTTGCGCCCGCGGTCCAGGAACGACAGCTCGATGTGGCGGGTCGGCACCGTGACTTCGCGCGAGAACAGGAGGTTCTTCACGAAGCTGTTGGGCGACTTCATCTCGTTCACGGCGGGAGTCAGCGTGCTCCAGCTCAGAACGTCGGCAGAGGTCGGCATTGTTGGATCTCCAGTTGAGGTTCGGGTTGTTGAGCGGAAGCTCGGGACTAGGCGACTCCGGCGACGCCCTGGACGGTGATGCCCTTCTGCCGAAGCAGCGAGGACTTGAGAGAGGCCGTGAGGACCGCCTGGGCCTCGCCCGCCGGAAGGGGCACGTCGTCGTGGTGGACGAGACCGTCCACGAAGCGCTGGATCAGCGTCTCGCCCGCGTTGAGACCGGCGTGCGCCTCGTCGGGAGCCCACAGAAGGGCGTCGATCTCCGCGTTGGCGACCACGCCGGGGGTGTCCTCGGCGAGGACGTGAGCGTCCCCCACCAGGGCCGAGAAGTCGGCGGACAGCTCCACGTCGAAGCTGGCGTAGGCGCCGCCCCAGGTCAGGGTGGCCACGCCGTCGTTGGCGGCCAGGCCGCCGCCGGAGTCCACCACCGCCACGTCGCCGGAAGCCACGTTGGACAGCGCTTCGAGCGCGGCCTGGATGGTGGCAGCGTCGGCGTCGTGGTCGATGGGGTCCGTGGTCTGACCGTGGACGGTGAGGGTGAACGTACCGTCGGTCGCCGTGGTGGCGGCAGCGGTGATGGTGTCCACCTCGTTGGTGCCGCCGGAGGCGCCGGACCAGATCGAGTGGTAGCCGGTCGAGGCGTCGTACTGGAGCGGGGTCAGGTGCGCGACGGAAGCGTCGCTCGACAGCGCGGCCAGGCGGCCGGGCTGCACGCCGTCCTGGGACGGGTACGCGCGGAGGTTCGGGGTCTGCGAAACCGCGTCGCCGAACAGTTCTTCGGGTTGAAGAGCCATGTCAGGTTTCTCCTAGAAGGGTTGGAAGTTGGTGGGCGTGTGGGTTGGGTTCGGCGAACTAGCCGTTGACGATGCGCATGCCCGAGGCCGCACCACCGTTGCCGTTCATGAGCTTCGCGATCTCCAGGCCCTCGGCCTCGCACTTCGCCAGCTCGTCCATCTCCTCGGCGTCCGCGGACTTCCGCAGCTCCGGGGCGTTGCTGCGCCGCTGCGCCTTGAAGAGGCTCTTCTTGAGCGCGCGCACCTCGGCGGTGTCGCTCTTCTCGATGCCCGCCTCGGCGTCGCTCGGGCCGACCTCGGTCAGGCTCTTGCGCATCTCGGCGATGTCGTCCGCCGTGAGCTTGCCCTCGGCGATGCTCTTGCGCAGCTCGAAGCCGCGCAGCGCGGCCTCGTAGTCGGCGAGCGCCTGCGGGTCGTTCACGTCGCCCGTGAACGTCGGCCGCTGCTCGGCGTTCTCGGTGTTGGTGTTGGAGTTCGGGGCCTGGGGCTCGACCTTGCTCGCGGTGAGGGCGCCTTCGACGGCGCTCTTCACGAGGGCCTCGAACTTGGCTTCCTGCGCGGCCAGGGCGGCTTGCAGTTCTTCGGGAGTCATGTGGTTTTCCTGCTTGCTGCCGCCCATGCGAGCGGCGACGCGGCGAGAGGCTGCCTTGAGATCCACCTGTTCGACGGCAGCGGGGCCGAAGAGGCTCACACCGTCCCAGTCCCCGTCACGATACGCCGTGCGGAGTTCCGGGTCGTTGATGTTGATGCGGGCGGCTGCGCCGCCGGTCACGTCCACAGCGTTGCCGTCGTAGTCCTTCCAGTCGTGGAAGCGCTCGTCCGACTTGCGGATGGAGAAGACCTCGGTGATGCTCACCGCGTCGCGCGGCAGCACTTCACCATCATGCTCGATGTCGAGCTTCCCGCCGTTCGCGATCAGCGAAGACATGATCGAGTCGATCGCGCTGTCCGTGTCCGCGAAGTCTCCGTCGGCGTCGGCCAGACCCTTGGGCCAGATGACCGCGAGCAGCTCGCCCTTCTCTCCGTCACCCTTCACCAGCGTGGCGAACTCGGCGGTGCCGTCGGACTTGTAGAGGGTCCGCATGCCGTTCTTCCCCCGCTTGCAGAGGGCGAGGCGCTTGACCTCGGCGCGCTTGATTCGACGCATGGTGGTAGGTCTCCTAGACGACAGCAAGGCCGCG